CCATCGCCAGAGTAGTTCAACTCATTGGTTGTCCAGCTAGCGCCATCCAGAATAACGACTGCAGCTGCGTAGTTAGCAGTAGCTGCCGCAACGTAGCCTTCCTGGATTGCCCATGCCCATGCGGTACCTTCAGCTTCTGCTTTCGCAGCAGTCAAAGCAGTCGCATGGTCAGCGGCAGTGGCGAGACCTTCAAAGTAGTACGCCATACCGCCTTCAGCAGCGGGCGAGATCCACTCGATGGTTACCTTAACCTGGGTCTGATTAGCAATGAAGCCAGCAACAGTGCTGACGCCATCAGCATCAATACCCTGGTCGTTAATGTTCCGATCTTCCAAAATCGGCAGATAATGAAACTTCTTGATGGTCTTGCCCATGTTCTTAGGCATGCTCATCGTGTCAGCCAACTGACCGAAGTACATTTCTTTCGCAGCTTCTACCAGAGCCTTTCGGTCATAGTAGTCGGTACGAATTTGAGGACCTACAGACGAATCCGCAGCATTAATTGGATCGTTGTAGATATGAGGATTTTCAAAGGCCATTTCCCTATCTCCTTTGTAACAAGGTTAAAATTAAGTCAGGGCGTTACGCCAATCGTACTTCTCGATTTCTTCATCAGACATTTTCGAGAAATCCGGTTGACCTTTACGCACCTTGCTGGCAGTTCCCTTCGGGGGACTTGCAGCTCTCTTGCGAGCCTTCACAGACTCACGTGATCCTTGCGAATCCTGGCTGTGTCCCTGGTCGGTATTGCCAGTAGCCGATGTTGCTTGAGCATTGGGAGCAAAAGCTCCTTCCTCGTGCATTGCATCGCCGACTGCCTTGTACGCATCCAGGTCAGACAGGCCAACATGCTTTCCAAAAATCTTGTCGCTCTCAAGACGGGTCATGATCATGTCATAGATCCCAGCCTCCATGTGAGCTGTCAGATGTTGAAGAACCTGTGGATTGTCCATCAGTGCTCGCTTACTAGCCGTGTCCCATGTTGAGACGGTGTTGACTACGTCGTCGAACTTTGGTGATGGACGAATACTGTCCAACACTTCATCGACGGCTAGTTCACCTTCTGAAATCATATGGTCATTGGGCTGGTAAACAGCACCGTCCTCAAGGTCCAGATCCAAAGGATCGATGTCACTGTCCTTGAGAAGTTTTTGAATGGCCTCTGGTCGTTTGTTATAGAGATCAATCAAATGGTTGAGCTTGTCTTCTTCCAGAAGACCTGCTCGCTCCAGCGATGTCATCATTCGCTGATACGGCTTCATATCCGCCATCTTTCTGGAATAGTCGACACCCATCTGCATAAGCTGACGAGCTTTCTCGACTGAACCGATCTCGATGGTTCGTTTCGCCGCCTTCAGCGGGGAGAGTAGCTGGGCTAACTCAGCTTCGGCTCCTGACGCAGTGGTTGAATCACTCTCATCTTCGGTCTCCGCATCGTCGGTGCCTTTTCCCTGGTGAGGAGAAGTCCTGCCTCCGCTAGTGTCCGAAGACGGCTCTTCATTGCCATCTCCATCATCGCCTTCTTCTGAGGTATTGGCCTCGCCCGCATCTTCGTCGTCGTTCGTTTCGTTCGTATGGTCGGCACCACCCGTTTCCGTTACGTCCTCCACGTCTCCGTCCGAAGCGCTCGAGGCCTGGGACTCGTCCGGAACTCCCGGCTCTGAGTCATTACTCGAGTTCGAGGCTTCACTTTGATGCCTCGCAAATTCGTTTATAAACTCTTCATCTGAGAGTCCAGTAATATCTTTCGCTGCTTCGCTCATTGGTCATCACCTGTCAGTTGCTCCTGCAGGAGTTCCTCGCGAGTTTGCTGGTCTGCTTCAACAGCAGCTTCCGCCTGGTCAGCAAAATGGTTGACCATTTGGAAATAACCTCGTAAACAGCCTACACCATTGATCATTTTGTCGCAATGGCGCTCTGCTTCTTCATCAATATTCAGATCACCTTTTAAAAGAACCAAGCGGCTTGCTTCATCCTTGAAATAACCTTCTACAATTATTTGTTGAAAATCTTTGTTCCGGTATAACCGGGCAAGAGCTTCACCTTTTTCAATAGCTTTTTTTGCATGTTCCAGGGAAATTTCGATGTGCTGGATGTCTTGTTCAATACTCATTATATTCTCCACTCATGGATTAAGGGGTTGTGCTGTTGCCAGCTCCATTGCCGCTTTTGAGAGCTTCCTTGATTAAATCCCGTTTGAGATTCATCTCGCCTTGGGCTTGGTCTTGCTGGAGATTACGCTCATGCGTAACTCCCGACTCTTGTTCAACAAAGTCCAGCGATGCTTTATCTGCCCTGCCTTCAGCTTCCTTGGCCTTAGCAAGATCTAGCTGTGCTTCTGCTGTATTCTCCATTGCTTCAGAGTTCAATTTACGGATCTTCGCATCCAATTCAGCTAATTGCAACTCTTTAAGCTTCTCTTCCATTGGATCAGGCTCCGGTTGGAAGGTTTGGATGGCCTTAGCCAGGTCAGGCATCTTCCGGAGTCGCGCAATATCCGCCAATATCATACGAGACATGATTGGATCCATGTTGTTGCCCATTGTTTGCAACATAAACGCCAGTTCTTCTGCTTTAGCGTTGTCTGTCTCAGCTGTACTGATTTGAAGTTTAATGTCGATACGCCCTGCCAAATCATCGCGTTTAATTTCGATAAACTGTTCATTAGTGACGCGGACAATTTCTGTTTCTGACAGGAACTCGCCATTCATAGCAACAATCTTGCGACCGATTTCAATAACGCCATAAGCGAGACGGCGAAGGATGCCCAGCTCACGCTTTCCGGCTGCATCCATAGCCGAGCGAGCTGCAGTAGCTGAGCGACCCAATCCTTCGCCAGTAATGCCCTGGTGAAACGCTTTTACACCTGTTAAGCCTTCAGCCTCTAGTTGTTGCATTTGCAAGATGAATTGAGCAGAGGCTGGGATTTCTGGGTAAACATGATGGTATACCGCTTCGCCAGGATTGATATGAGCATTGAACAGGTAGTCCATGCCCGCATCAAACTTACGCTTATTGGTTACATCAAGAGCATCTTTCTTGATACCTGTTTGACCCGCTGCGCTACGTCCCATAATATCGAGCATGCCGCGAGTGACAGCCCCAAGAATCTTTTGGTTATCTTCTAATAATTCGCCATCCGGCTCACCGTAGACGTTTTTACGCTTGGGTAAGTACTGAACAGCTACAAAGGGCAAGCCCTCATCTGGAAACGGAGACTCTTCCATTCGTATCAAGGTATCTCCAACCCATGTAGCAACAATAGGCTTGGTCTTCCCAGAACCGTCGATATCCCAATAACCCCAATACTCATACGCAATAAATTTGCGCCGCGGTTTGTCAGAGAAATTAAATGAGCCTGTGTCTTCTTGGCCATATTCTGCTTCGTGCTGAATGGCGGACTTTTCAATTTGAATCTTATCCAGGTTCTGGTAAATACCGGCTTTCTCGAGGTCACTTAAATTGGTTTCAAACCGATAAATCACAAAGTTGGCTTTCTTGATATCGCCCTTGCAGGTCGGGTCGATGATTACATTATTGTAATCGCATACCTCAATTGTAGGTTCATTAACTACAGTGACGGGCTTGGTTTCATAACCTGTCACGATATATTCCATTGGCTGACCAGCTTCAATAGAAGCTTTTATAGAACGAACCAGGTCTTGTGGCAATTCCCCTTCGCTCAGCGGATTTTCATTCATCAGCTCAGCCGCCTGGATCATAGTGGCGGCTATCTCTGGATCAGTAACAGGCTGAAGCTTTTCAACAGGTACTTCCTGCGCTTCCTCTTCAAATCGCCAGCCGACGCGAACAATGACCGTACCCTCATCTACAGCTGTACGAACATATTCATCGATAAAAGCAACCTTATTGAGTTGCGTATTGAATTGCTGGTTTAGAATCAGACCATTCTGTATAGCAGCCTGTTTATCTTCAAAAGAAACTGGGGCTGTCTCAAAAAGGTTTTCATGAGAAAGAAAAGCTTCAGAGAGGGCAGCATAACGCCATTCCGCCTGCTTCCGAATAAGTTTCGGAACAATCGTACTCCGACCCTTAACCTTTGCAATTGTGGCTGAGCCTGTAACATTCAGATTATCAAGCCAAGTATTGACTTGAGTTACATGACTGTCATGATGCGGGGTGGCCTCTTCTAGATCCTTTTTCAGATCAACGCAAGTAGGCTCATTTTCCCAATCTGTTAAAGGATCTACCTCCAAATAATTGGCATCAAAGTCATTAATTTCAGTTTTTTCCATTTGATTGCCTGCTGATCCTAAGTCCTACGCAGTATACTATATTATGCGGAACGATAAGTTAGAGTAACTTTGCCTCGTAAACCTTTATGCATGCCAGCTTTCCATAATCTGGGAGGTATTACCGTCCCTAAAGGTGGAGTCATTGTATACTCAATTAAAAATCTTTCTCGCTGTTTTCTGTGAAAAAGCGTCCAAACACCTGAACTTGTTTCTTTGGTATACCAAAAAATAATATCATTTGCGCCTACTTCTAGCTCTCTTTTATCATCGAGTGAAAGCATAGCAGACACTATTGTACTTCCAAAGTCAGTAGTAACATAGGCTCCTTCAGCACTATCGTACCAATATAGATTACACGCTGTGGGTGTAATCCAAACAGCGCTTGGTCTTGCATTTTGATCAAAACAAAATGAAGCTTGTGTAGCGCCTGGAGCAAGCACAACAGAAATAGCAG